CCTTCTGTACGTACTACGTGGTCATCTCCCATAAAGTAAATAGTTTTGTAATCATCTACATACTTGTTGGCTACTAGGTTCAGTGTGCCATTCATACGCAGACGTGGGTTTACCTCATAGATCACGTTGTCTATGCGTGGATACAGGTCTGCTTCATCATCGTCAATAGCAACGCAGATATCAGATATCTTGCTATGCAACTGCAGTTGCTCAACAGTTCGAGCAATGTTGTCTGGTCTACCCCGCGAAGGGATAATTACTAAGTTCGTTACCATATTCATCCTGTTCTTCTGGAATGTAATTAGCAGTGACTATCCCTGCTCGTGCATCTCTTGCAAGCATCTGACCGTAAACATTCTGGTCTGCTATCTGACACGCTCCATAGTTTACAAAGAGCGTAGCCCAGTCCTTACCATCTGCAGCGTGTGGACCAAAGCGGTTCTTCACTGGTGCAATCTTGAGTTCACCTAGTGATGGGTCATAACCCAAAGTAATAATCAGTGAAGGTAATTGACTTACCTTACCGTGAATAGCACGGCGAGCAGGTGGTGTAGTAGGAGATCCATACTCACTCTGCTCTGATACGTGATGTAGTACTAGTACACACGCTTCTGTCTTGCGTGCCATATCGTGTAGTTCCATCATAATTGCACGTAGTCCTGCCCACTCATTATCAGTCTCAGCTGCTACGTTCATTAAGTTATCTATCACGATTAGTTCTGGTGCTACTCCGAACAACTCAACATATGCTCGAATCTCAAGTTCGATATCATCCAATGAAGGTGAAGAGTCAAAGACCCACTTAATATGATTGAGTTTGTCGAAGTATTTATTGTAGTAATTTTTGTCAGCAGAAAGGTTAGCCTCAACTAATAACTGACTGTGACCTGATGCGTGAGCTGCTGCTCTCATCATTACTGTTGTGGTATCTGTATCGGCTGAGAAGAATAATGTAGGTACTTGCGCCTTCATTGCATAGATAAGAGCAAACATACTCTTACCAGCATTAGGTGCAGCAGCAACCATACATACTTGTCCACGTCGGAAGTTGATTTGCTTTTTCTTTAAGGCATCCCATACGTCAGGTAGCGGTGTTGCTTTGGTAAGCACACCACTCCAAGCACGGGATAAGTCAAGCAACGTTGCCCTCTTTCAGTGTAATTCCTCTTCGACTGCGAATCTTTGAACGTTCTCTACTTACTAGACCGCCCCATATGCCGTGAGCTTCTTTAACGATTCCCCACTCAGCACACTCAGATTGGTGTGGACAACTTCTGCAAATAGATTTTGCAAAGTTAATTTCAATTTGCCCAATAGATCGTAGTTCCTTTTCAGGAAACCAGAAGTCACCACCAACCTCAGCACACGCGGGAGCTTCAAACTGATGTGGCTCCCGCATTAGTTATCTAATCCAGGATGTCTCGCACTTATCTACAGCACCCTTTGGTGATGGACACATCCACGCACGCCAAGGTCCCTTAGCAGAAGTTCCTGTCTTGTAAGTCATTGGCCCGTGTTTACACACTGGCGCAGCGCCTGCATCTGTTACTGGTGTTGCATTGAACTGTTGCGCTACAGCAGCCACTGTAGGAGCACTAGAAGAACCTCCGCTAAGTTCAGCTGAAGTTGATTTAATGAGAGCAGCAACCATTGATAAGTCATTGAGTCCCGTTTCTAATTCTTTGATTTCCGTTGCGTAAAGATTGATAAGTGTTCCATCGTTCAACTTGTAGTTGACTTGGAACTTTGTGTCATTCGGTGCAGCCATTACTTTCCTCCGTTTAACTTAATGGATAGTCGCTGGCTTTCAGCGCCTACTATCTTAGGAATAAAGCCAAGTAACTTCTCGACTTCATTACTATCAACTGTAGTTCTGCCTGCCACAGTTGTCCAACTAATCTCAGCACCACTAAATGTGGTACCAAGTACTCCCTCAAATGATGCTTTAAGGGAATCCTTTTTCTTTTCTAGCTCTTTAATCTGAGCGTCGTACTGTAAGTAAAGCACTGCGTTCTTGTCAACATCAGGATCAGGGATGATTACTTCACTGACTTCTGTACGTCCTTTTTTTAGACCAACGCATCCCATCTCACCTGATGAATCGTAGTACTTGCAATAGAACTTGCAATAGTTCTCATCCTTCTCAGGAGCTGGTGCTTCTTGTGCTTCTTTAACAAGTGCTAACCAACCTAGTGCTTGTAATGCAATGGCTTCATCATATGGTTCAGAGTGAACCTTGACATCGCGCTCATCACCATCTCTAGCAATAGCAACAAGGTTAACTGTATTGACTTTAGCCTTACCAGATTTCTCTAGTAGGTAACCATAAAGTTGTACCTGCCAACGCTGTTGCGTTGATGGAAAGTATGACAAGTTACGTACCTTGCTAGTCTTCCAGTCTACGACTGCACCAGTTTCAGGTATAAATAAATCAATATGTCTTTGTTTAGATGGCTCTGTTACCTGCATACTGTAATATTGATCGTGTATTAATGAGTTACCTGCTACGTGTGGATAAATCTTTTCAGTCAAGAACACTTGGTCCTGTGTGTAGATATCTGAAAACGGTGTAGTCATCATCTCTTCAAAGAAGATGCCAGCCTTGGCAGTCTTAACTGCAAACATACCAGCAGAGATAAACCAGTTGTGACCTGTTGGATGGTCTCGGATAATATGAAACCCAAAGTCAGACTCTAAAAACTCTTTGTGTGCGTATGCCTCACGTAGTCCTAGTCTTGCATCCACATCACGGCTAAGTACCACATCTACATCTGGATCTAAGATAGCCTGGAATCTCCAGAGCTTAGCCAAATGGTTCTCAGGCATATCAACTTCTACCTGCTCTACATCCATAAACAAATCAAGCGTTGACCGTACCCACGTAGGAACTGATGCGCCTACGTAGTAGCGCACAGTAAAGTCAGGAAAGAACATCTGTGCCAGTTGTGCGTTCTTAATAGCACCAACCATAAAGCGCAGGTCTTTACCGTAGAGTGAGTATGAGATTACTTGATTCATAGTAGAGATGCTGCCACCTTCAGTACATCATCTTTTAATTGGTTAGCAGCGTATTCGTCAAAGACTATCTTATCGTGTGTGTATACCTCAGATGAATTGACTTCAGCGTAGCCCTCATCTTGTGTAGATTTACCATTGAGGTAGTGCATATGTTCAATAACTGCATCTGGTACATAGTTCAACGCATCTAACGCCTGACCAACAGTCATCCAGAAGTTATCCATATACAAGTGAATCAACTTAGGCGGTGCCATAAAACCTAATGGCTTGATAATATTGGTACTCATCATTACTGCTGTTGCTAACTTCTCACTCTGAAATAAATCATCACCGTATGACAGGCCATATCCACGCTCCTTAATAGGAGCATAGAGCTTCTCATCCCAACCTTCTGTACGTACTACGTGGTCATCTCCCATAAAGTAAATAGTTTTGTAATCATCTACATACTTGTTGGCTACTAGGTTCAGTGTGCCATTCATACGCAGACGTGGGTTTACCTCATAGA